AGACCATTATTACTTTTACATGTTGATAGACTGGTATAATATTTATCGCTACCACTGCAATTATCACCACAATCAAGTTCTTTGCAAGTTGTATCACCATTATAAAAACAATATTCACCCTCATCTTGAGTAACATTATTTTTTTGTTTGCATTTATTCATATTACAGTATGTTTTACTATCTCCACAATCATTGGACTCGTCTTGTTTTTTACATGTATCGCCAATTAAACAATACCGTTCATCATACGAATCATCTTCGTCATTTTTGTTTTCTTTGATTTTATCTTTAGCCTCTAAACAATTTTTTTTACTCAAATATGTACTAATGTGAATGTCATTGCAATCTCCAAATTTCATTTTTTCACATTTCTTATCATTTTTAAGACAATATATCATATCATCCGAATCCATAATTGTTAGTTTATCTATATCATCAGTCGTATAATTGTAATTAACATCACCATCTTCATCATTGGTTTCGTCAATAGCAAGAGCACCTTTCCATTCCTTACATTCTTTCAACGAAGTAAAACGATTCTGACAAGAATCATCAGGTGAAACTTCTTCGCACTTCTTATCTGCGTGTGTTTCGCCATCAATCAGACAATAGTTACCAACTGTTTCATTTTCTTTGTTCGCATCCTTATCATTATCTGCGTCAGTCTTATTATTGTCAGAATCATCTTCAACCAATTGTGGCGCTAAATTGAAAAATACGATTAATGCTAAAATAATAAACATTAAAAAACGGACCATAGAAATATTTTGATCCATATTAGTACGATGTGTTATATATTAATTGTTATATATTATTTTTTACCATTTTCGTCCCACATATTCCAGTCAATATCATTTTTATGTCCTCCAAAATAAGAAACACCCCATTTCTCCAACATGATATGGTTGATATTTTGACCGTTATATTCTAGTTCGAGCAGCAAACGACCATACTTATCAGTTCCTTCATTTTTGGTAACATTGACAATTTTTCCAAAAATCATATTTGTAATATAGTCTTTTGCCCAATGAGCAACCTTCTTTTCTTGTGGGTCTTTTGAACGGATTTCGGCGCAGTCATACCCCAACATACGAATGTTAAAACGAACACGCTTTCCATCCATGATAGTCGCAATAGTAACAGTATCCCCATCATAACATTTCACGATTTTACCACGACCGATACTTGGAATAAATTGTTCGCAATTTTTGTAATCACACGATTCAAGTTCGCTGTCTGTTACCATGCTAGATAATATATAGTATAAAATATATTTAAGTATTATAAATATATTAATATAACATGTACTCATGTAAAAAAATCACCATGTTCAAAGAATATTTTATAAGTATACCAAAAAATAAAATTTACCCGACATTTGATAGATTTTCACACATGTTGAATGATGAAGAATTCAAACAGAGTGTCGTAGAAGAGTTAATTGGTGAATTTTCTTCAAGTGGATTTATTGCTTTTTTTACAGTTGTTGGTGGGGGGGTTGCTATAACCATTCACCCGGTTGCTGGAAGTATTGTATTAATAATGTCGATCGCATATGGAAGTTTCATAAAGGTTTTTTGTGGAAGATATTATAAACAAAAAAGGTTGCGTAACAAATCGCCTGAGAGAAATTCAACGCAAAAAAAATTGGAAGAAGGAATTCTCAATGTATTCAAAAAATGGGGTACTTCTTCGTCAATGAAATATTTTCGCACCAACACTGGAAAATATGGTTTTATTAGACTTACTTCTCAACTAAGTTCCAAGAAAAGACGGGTCGCTCCACTCGTCCAATCTACAAGTGAAATTATAGAAAGTTCAAAATAAAATTTGAAGGCGTCTTTTGATAAATATATTTTTTATTTTTGAAATTACTCACATTATTGGGATAGTATTGCTGAACATATTCACCCATGTTTTGTGTTCCCATTGACCCATTACACTGTGCGCATATTGGCAACAAATTAGTATTATTTGCTTCTCCACCATCTTTTTCTGATACAATGTGTCCATAAACACATGTATTCATTTCTATTTCTCTATCACAGCAACATATACATAACGCGCGCCGTTTGTCTTTTCCTACAAACTCGTCCCAAACTGAACTTTTCACCGACTTTCTGATGTTTGCCTTTCTAGGTTTCCTAGGTTTAGTAATTCTTTCGCCGGTTTTGATGAAGACGACATCTTTGACCCATTGATACGCATGATCGTACGATTCGTGTGCATACAACCCAAGATATAACTTTTCACGAGCACATTTGCTCATCATTGATTCGGTGATAGATTTGGAATTGGGGTATTTGTCTATCGTCCACGCGGATAACTCAATATTTTTAGCTTCTATTATTTCTTTTAATTCATCTGCGGTTTTTATATTAAGTTTTTCCGTTAAAAACCCCAATGCTTCTTGAAAATAATTGAAGTAGATGTGTGGTCTGCGGGCGTTTTTGCTAGTTGACCACATATCTGGGTATTTATTCTTAAAAAATTGTGCGACTTCTTCCGGAATATTTTTGTCGATTGATTCGGGGAACTCGGGGAGTGGTGTATTTTTATTGATGATGTTATAATTATTTATTAATTGCTCCATGCTGTTTACTTGTTCAACTTCCACAAACACTTGAATATTATGTGTATTGGTCAGTTTACGCAACGCCTCAAAACGATGTTGTCCGTCTACCAGAAAACAACGGTTTGTTTCTTGACACTGGTGGATATTGATAACTCCGTGAAAATCGCAATGCCCATTATTCAAAAGTTGTTGTCTTTGGTAATTTACAATTTCATCTACTTTACTCTCATCACGGATACGTTGAATATTCGGCAGTTCTATACAACAATTGAGGAGTTCTTTACTCATAATTGAACATATATATTTATTGTTAATATTGATATACTTGGCAGAGCGCTTGATGATATTCATTTATTGTTTAAAGACAAATACATTTAATTATGTTTTGTATTTAAACTCGTTATTATATCACTTTTTCATAATAAGAATCCTTGCTCTTTTTATAATTGTATATATTGTATAAATCGCAAATGTGATATTTATTTTCAAAAGAATTCGAAGTATCAAGATAAATTCACCATACATTTCTTCATTATTGTTTGTATATTCAATGACAGTACTATTCAAATATAGTCCCAACGAAAGCATTGAAATACCGGATATCAAAAAAAGAACATGTTGTATTGGTGCCTTGTCTTTGTAGTTTTTACTAAACTGAATGATTAAAATGGATGCTGTAATAATGGTCACGATTGTCCCAGTAATGGAAATAATGAACCACACCGCATTTTGTGGTTGTTTTTTTGTCTCTGTCTCTCTCATTTTCGCATCCATTGTATATATATATATGATTATTTTTGGATGACCAAATCATTTTTAGTTTTTCTAGTTCATTATTATTTTTTTGAATATTAATGAACATATTTAACAATCAACCTATTTTTTAGATATTTTGAATTTTATTGGGAATGTTAGGAATGGGTGCTAACCATGAAAAAATTAATTGCTGTATGCCAATCCGCCCATACCACTCATAATTCTAAGAACATTGTAGTTTCTGGCGTAGACGCGCACCTTGGCGGTGTTTACGCCCTCAACACAGGCGTTCGAGAGAACGAGCTGAAGGGTGGCGTTGTCAATGCGCGACATATTGCAGGTGCCCGACGGCTGGTGCTCCTCCGGGCGGAGCGCGAACGAGTAAACGTTGACGCCGGTGTCCGGAGCACGCGAGTGGTGCTGCCACGGTTGAACCTGGTCGAAGTAGGTGCCCTCACGCTCCGAGAAGCGGTCCTGTCCGTTAAGCTGTAACTTGGCAGTAACAACCGGATTCTCGCCCCAGCAGTGCATGTCGAGCGAGGTCTCGGCGAGGACGAAGGTGCCCGCATCCGAAACTCCCGACGAAACACCCTCCTGTCCGTTTTGGTTCCAATCGTCCGCGAACCCGGTAACATCGGCGGCAGTAACATCCGCGGCACCCGCGGTTTCGAAGAGTTGGTTGGTGATGAACGCCTCCTCGCCCATAACACCGAGTGGGCCACCGAACGCCTTAATAGAGTTCGGAAGAGCATCAACGGCATCGGTGTAGTTGAACGGCTGAGCGCCAAGAGCCTTGTAAAGAGTCGAGCCGGCAGTGAGCGAGGCGCAGTAGTCAACATTGGCATCCGGTTGGACAACCCAGACAAGCTCCTTACACGGGTGGTTGAAGTTGAGTCTGACCTTGTTAGACGACGAACCAACCGACTCAGCGCCAGTGAACTGAAGCTGCTCGATAAGGTACTCGTGCGGGTTCTGGGCCATGCGGCGTCTCTCGTCAGTGTCAAGGTAGACGTAGTCAACATAGAGCGAAGCCGAAACGAGCGACTGAGCGTAAGCGCCCGAAACCTTAACATCGCCACTACTTCCTCCCTCAAGAGTGCTTACAGCGAAAAGGCACTCGTCAATGGCGCGGAGGTCAAGGTTAATCTTGACCTCGTGGTATTGGAGGGCAATGAGCGGAAGCGCAAGACCCGGGTTGGAGCAGAACCAGAATTGAAGCGGGATATAGAGAGTGGTCTCCGGAAGAGCCTTTCTTGGGGCGCAAACTTGTCTCGGCGCCGACGAATCGCACGGACCGTCAACATCGGCGAACGACGGATCGGTAACGAAGGTGAGTTGGGTGGTGTTACCAACCATCTTGTAGTAACCAGCCTCTTGGTTCTTGTCCATGGTGAGCTGGCACCAGATGTGCATCCAGTCACCGTATTGCTTCTCAATTCTCTGACCACCAATCTCAACCTCAACGTTCTCAATAAGCTGGTGACCCGGGAAATCGAGCCAGCGAGCGTAAACTTTGTCGTCACTGAGACTTTGACCAATCTCAGGAAGAGTGACCTGTAAGTAAGTTCTGTAAGCAAGATCACCATTTCTCGAAACGGTGCAGGTTACTCTGCGGCCGAAATCGGCCTGTCCGTTGAAAGTTTGCTCAATGGACTCCATAGCGAAGTTAGTGTGTCTCCTGTAGGTCACCTTCCAGAAGGTAATCTGCGGATTACCAGTCAAGTAAACATCCTGCGCGCCGTAAGCTACTAATTGCATTAAACCACCACCCATGATTTTCTGTTATACTATACTAAAAGAAAAAAAAATATTTTTTTTCAATTTAAATTAAAATATTTTGTAATAAATTTGTTCAAAAAATCCTCGGTAAATACTTGTTTCTCTTTACTTTTATGCTTTGAAAATATATAACTATTCTGTTTTTTTTTAACAGTCCAACCATCTTCAATTGCGTTAAAAACGAAAACCATTTTACTGATATCTTTGTTGTTTTTACAATGTTTGCTTAGATCTATCTCATTCATTT